GGGTTTTCCCCTTGCAGTCTCTATCGCACTGTCCACATTGGGCAGACTGGTGTCCACCTGCATGGGGTGCAATCCGGAAGCCGGAGTTATGCCGGCTAGCGGGGAGAGAGAGTCGCTAACTTTCTTTCGCCCGTAAGGGCATGGAGGGTCGGGGGTAGCTCCCCCTTCCGCTATCTCGCTGCGAAAGGCAGATATGAGAATGTTTGTCTGGGTCAGATCGGTTTACCGGTCTTTAGCGAGACGCGCCATAGCAGGAAAGGCGGATCAACCGCTCTTGCTGGACCTTAAGGACGGTCCAGTTCCTGTTGATGTAGACCTTCGTTGGGCGAGTCCTCTTTTCGAGAGGCGGCCCGAAGAAGGTGAGTTCCAGTTGCCATATCTCGTTACCGATCCCCGTACCATCGGTACGGATTTGGTTTCCGAGAGCGCGCTCAAAAGGCACGTTTTATGGTGTGATACTCTGGCAGTTCATTTCCCCGAGAGGGGTGCTGCCAACGATGCTTGTGAAAGCACCGGGTCCTCTTGGACCGAAGGGGGTCCGCGTCCATGACGACGGGCTCCTGGAACAATTCCATTACGACAGCTCTAGTCCACAATGATATTTATAAAACGTGGAGTGGAACTGATCGTCCTCGGGTGGCTTATGTGAAACCAGCGGCCTATACCATCTTTCGTGATGGCAAGACGTATTGGATCCGCCCCCGAGGTGGAAGGCCACCGCGGCGTGTACGTGATGAACCTCATCCGTACACTATGAGTCTTCGGGGCAACCACGATCGGAAAGCGGCTTTCCGCACTTCCGACGGTGTGTACAACGGGTCTAACTTTCAGAGTGCATGGGCCCCTGGCTCGCATTCTGACGGAACCTTCTGTACTGTCTCCCTAATAGACTCGAACGCAGAGATCAAGACCGTAGCTAAGCTGCGGGAAAAGATCTTTGGCTCCGACTTTAATGCGTCGGTGTTCCTGGGGGAGAGTCACCAGACTCTCGGCTTGATTGCTAATAGCGCGAACCGTATCTATACGGCTCTCCGCTATCTTAAGAAGGGCAACGTGGTGCAAGCATCACAAGCTCTTCTGTCTGGTACGACGCGAGTCGCCCGGACGCATCGCCGCTCATCATCGGGGAAACTTGGTGATAAGTCCCTCTCATCCGCTTGGCTTGAACTCCAATACGGATGGCTCCCTCTGCTTAAGGATACAGAGGGGGCGGCCCAAATGCTTGCAAAAGCACTTGAGGTCCCCTTCCAGATGCGTTATACTGCATCTTCGAAGGTGACTCGCTACTCGGGGCGTTCAGCCCTTAATGGCCCGCCAGGTCCCTTTCAGGCGACCTATTCGTGGTCTGTGGCGAGTGAAACGAGCTTCAAGGTGACAGTTTATGTCGCCGAGAAGCCGTCGACTGCAGCCCAGTTAGGGCTTCTGAATCCAGAGAACGTGGCCTGGGAGTTACTCCCTTGGTCATTTGTGATCGATTGGTTTATTCCGATCGGTCAGTACCTGGATGCTCGCGCAGTCACCTCTTGTGTAAACGGTACCTATGTTACCTCTCGGTTGCATAAGTTCAATGTGGGGAAGGTTACCAACCCCGCGATCTTCGATGCTCAAGATTATGAGCTCCGAGGAACCGATTTTACACGAGTTGTAGGTTCAGCTCCTTCACTACCCCTTCCCTCTTTCAAGGGCCTTGGCAAGGCTGCCTCTTGGCAGCATTGCGTCAATGCCATCGCGCTGTTATCACAGCTTAGATGACAGAGATGGGTAGCTGTTCTTTGCGCTATTGGCCGCCTTGCGCACGGCCACTTTGTAACAATTGCCAGTATTCTGGCCGAGAGCTACTGTATGTCACAGCAAGCCAACATCACCGTCTTTGACGGTGCAGCGACCCCAGTTACCCACACTCTTGTGGGGGAATCCATCGAGCGTTTGCCCGATGGGACGGTTGTGGCAAAGTGGAAGGAGTCCCTCGCGGGAGTCCCAGACTATGCCCAGATCCGCCTCACCATGACCAAGCGTAAGCTTGCGTCGGGTGTATTCCGGGTCACTTCGCGCGCAGAAGTTCCAGTGATGGAAGCAATCAACGCGCAAAACTCGTCCGGTTATACGGCACCTCCAAAGGTTGCCTATACCGACACCGTGGAAACGGTGGGATACTTCCACGAGCGTGGCATCGTCACCGGTCGCCGTCTCGCACGGCAACTGGCGGTAAATGTCATGGGAAATATCTCGACCAGTGTCACTCCTGTGACTACTGGGCCCGCGCCCGAGCTGTTTGATCAGCTGATCGCGGTGACCTGAACTCTGCCCGGAAGGGCAGGTCAGGTTGAGGTGTTTCCAGGGCTGTTTAGTTTAGCCCTTCTCCCCTGGACGAACTATAGTTCGTTTAGTCCAGCTTATTATACTCTTATGGAGCAAACATGCGAAAATTATCGCACTGGCTGGAGGAATTGTCCCCGGAAGAGTCTGTTGATCTTTATCGGGAACTAGCACTCTCACACGCCCGGGAGGGCGGTGCGAGCGGGGAGCGGATAGCCCAATTGATAATGGGTAACCGTAAGCAGCCTTCGGGTTGTCTCCGCGAACTTTGTGAGTTCGAGTTCAACTATGGGGCAGAGGGCCTTACCGCAGAGATGGTTTACCACTCGCGTCAGGCCCTAGCCTTCTTCCAAAAGGTCGAGAACCTTGACATAGGTATCGACCGGGAGAAGGTTGCGCTTCGTAAGTTTCTCGAAGCCGAAGACTTGTGTCGTCTAACTAACGACATCTTTAGGAAGGCACGTCGAGGTGAGTTCAACTTCTCACCTCGCGTTTGTGCGGTGTTTCATGCCGCAAAACGGAAAATTACGCGCATTCTTGGGGATGTTCCTCTTATAGAGGAGTTAGATCTCCACTTCGGACCTGGTGCCACGCGTGCCACCAGACGAAAGGAAGCTTCTATTCGCCGCAAATTAGCGGAGAAGCTTCAGTGTAGCGAAGAGCTCTCTACGATGATTCCTTTCATTCTAGAAGAGTTGCCCCACTTGGTCGATGTCCACTCGGTACTTGATCGTACCGATGAAGACGGAGAGGAGTGGAGTCTCGTCGAGGTAGAATTAATAACCTCGAAATTGAGCTTCGTCCCGAAGAACGCGAAGTCCTTTAGGTCCATCTGCACCGAACCGGGTTTGAACGTTCTCGTTCAACTTGGCTTGGGCAGAGTTATGGATCGACGACTTGCGGCGTTTGGTATCGACATCCATGACCAGACGGTTAATCAACGTCGGGCATTGGAAGGGTCGTTAACCGGGGCTTTAGCAACCCTGGACCTGTCGTCCGCTTCGGATACTATCTCAACTGAGCTAGTATACGAGCTACTTCCTCTGGACTGGGCCTGCCTTTTAGATAGGGTTAGGTCCAAAAAGGTCCTCTTACCGGATGGTAAGGTGATTCGCCAGGAGAAGTTTTCGTCGATGGGGAACGGCTTTACGTTCCCTCTGGAGACTCTGATATTTTGGAGTCTGGCTGCTTCGTGTTGCGAAAGCGACGCGGAGGCTACAGCCTTCGGTGATGACCTCATCGTACCGACGTACGCGTATGATCTCCTCACGGAGGTTTTACGTTGTGCGGGGTTCCTCGTGAACCAGACGAAATCATTCCACAAGGGCCCTTTTCGGGAATCCTGTGGGAAGGACTACTTTTCGGGAACCGATGTCCGCCCCTACTACGCGAGTAAGTGGGTTAGCGGGCAAAGCCTCTTCGTTCTGCACAATTACTATGTGCGACGGGGGGATCAGGAGAGAGCAAGAAGGGTGATGTCTTACATCCACCCCGCACTCCTGATCTTCGGCCCGGACGGATACGGTGATGGCCACCTCTTGGGAGATCATCCAAAGAGAAAGGCGCAGAAGTATCACGACCGCGGTTACGCAGGCTACTTCTTTGACACGTTCGTGACTCGTTCCTCGCGGGACAAAGTCGCCCTGAGAAGGGGAGAACATGTCGTAGCTCTGTACTCAATCTACCGACGTTCTGTCGGAGACGAGTTCCTGCCTGGCGATGTCGAATCGCGTAAGGGAGTTCCTTTCTTCGAGCGCTTTCGCGCTCGAGGTTTAGGAGAGAGCTGTACCTCACCTCTGTCGTTGCCTGAAGGCGATGATGACGTGAAGAACTTGCCCCTTCCTGGGGTGAGTGGGTATAAGAAGATTTCGGTATACACACTCAGGGGTTAATCACCCCGGACCCACTTTTTTAGTGGGAGCGAAAGCTGGAGAGACCACATTGGTCTTATAAAAGAGGCG